GCACGAAGTATATGAACAAGTCTACGAGTTGAGATAAACTCTTCGATACCACCATCATAGAATGTTTTACGGATTATGTCTGCCCAATCTACAAGTTTCTTGACAAACTCATCATCCTTAACACCTACTCTATCTGCGTGTAATCCTAGAAGTTTGATTTCATTGTTTACACTTGGATATGCTTGCTCAAATGTTACAGGGAATCTTTCGAGGAATGCTTCGTTGAGCACGTTAGTTCCAATAAATCTTCCGTCGTCTGAACCTTTACCTTTAGTATTTGCGGTTGCGAGTATGTTAAATCCTGCTCTGGGTCTAACGAATCTGCCAATCTTTTTAAGGAAAACACCATTTCCCTCAAGGACGCTCTGAAGGCAGAGGATTTTGTTAGAGGCAAGGTCGATTTCGTCAAGGAGCAAGATTGCACCTCGTTCGAGTGCTTCGATAACGGGTCCGTTATGCCATACTGTGGCACCATCAACAAGACGGAAACCGCCAATAAGATCATCTTCATCTGTTTCAATAGTAATGTTTACACGAATAAGTTCTCTACCTAACTGAGCACAAGCTTGTTCTACAGAGAATGTTTTACCATTACCAGATAATCCAGTAATGAATGTTGGATAAAATTGTTTTGATTGTATTACTTTCTTAATATCTGCAAAGTTTCCAAACTTAAAGAATGTTTCATCAACTGCAGGAACTAAGTTCTTTTCAGATGCAGGTAATACTGCAGGAGATTGAAATGTTCTCTCAATCTGCTCTACATCTTTTTGAGTAACTTCAAGATTCCACTTACCTTTTGATACTTTGAAACTTGCTAGTTTCTTAGTAACTGTTTGATAAGTGATATCATTCATTGCACAGAATGCTTTGATATCTGCTGTTGTAATCTCAGTACCGTATAGGTTCTTGAGTTTTTCGATTGCTTGCTCGGAAGTCATTTTTAATTCAAAGGGCATAATAATAAAAGGTTTGTTTCTTAACTATACCTATATTATAGTTAAAAAAAAGGGGGTGGTAAACCCCTTGTGTGCCAGTTTGTCAATTGGTTTAAACTGTCTTTAAATACTCTATATGGTCTTCTAATTCCTTTACCAACTTTGATTTACTATGTCTACGGTCAAGTTCAATACCGATGGTGCGTCCGTAATCCTCTAATTCATCTTTCGATAAACTTTTCAAATCAATAGGTTCTGGGTCAACAGGGTCTTCTACAGATGCAGGTGCTGTGTCCACCACTGATGTTTCTTCTACCACTGGTGCTTCTTCGACCACTGGTGTTGCAACAGTTTCTCCTGATACTCCTGCTATTAAATCTCCAAATTTAGACATTTTTCTCTATTGTGTACGTTTTATTTATTCTGATTCCTCTTCAGCAGGTGCCTCTGCTGATGCTTCGGTCTCAGGTTTTGGTTCTTCTTTTGGTGCATACATTTTTGCATATGCATCCTTCATAGCTTGTGCGTCTTTAGGTGTAACTCTAATCATAATATTATTGTAAGGTAACTCTATTTATCAAGCTACCAATTCAATAAATTCACTTAATATCTTTTTATTCATCTTCTTACCTTTAAGACTTTTTGCAAATGCCCTTTTAATTTCTGCTTTAGTTGCGTCTTCTTTCACAACTAACTCTCCATCATTGTTAAGTGCAGATGATGCCATACCAAAGTAAGTATGATATCCAGATGTAGTGATTGCAAAAGACCTTTCTTTCTTCCAACGATGCATCATTTTTATTGATGCATCAGTTTCATATCCACAATATCTACGAATAAATGAACCACCTTCACGACTTGGAAGAACACGAATACCGATAAAATTAGTTTGTGGAAAATTATCTCTTAAGTTATGAAGTAACATATCTGTACATTCATATCTACTAGAGTCTTTTGAAATATAAGTCTTACCTAATTTACGGTCACGCAATACACAATTTTCTCCAAAGTAGTTTGTTCCCATATATGGTGCATCTTCCCAACCTCTCTGAACCTCACGATGATACTTAAGTGGTTGACTTTCCCCATCTGTAAGAACTACACACTGAACTTTCTCTGCACCAGTTTTCTTTTGAAACTGTGGTAATAATTGATGTAAAGAAACCAATGCTTCGTTTAGAGGTGTCCCAGATAATCTATATCCATATGGTACATCTAAGTAAGGTGTGCTTTGTGTCCAATCAAATATACAGGCAGACCTCCAAATATTAATCATATGTGTATCTAAATCCTTTGACTTAGTTTGACTACTAAACATATTCAGTAGAGCAAAATTATTACTGACTTCTGCCATCATATCCTTTGGTTCATAGAAAGTCTCTCTATTTGCATACATCGCAGGTCTAGGATAATCATTTGAAAATGCATAAACTTCATAAGGTATTTGTACTTTGCGACAGAACCAGATTAGGTTGTAAAGTTGCTTCAATGTATCCATCATTACATTATTCATTGAACCAGACCAATCAAGTATGAATACTAGTCCGTGGTTTTTTCCATCAGGCACTACTGATACTTTTTTGAATAAGTCTTCATTAAATTTGTAAGTGTGTAATACAGCTGTATCGAGAATACCAGTGCGACTAGTAGTAGCACGGGCGTATGCTGCAGCAGATTTTTTACACTCGAATTCTTTGACAAGATAGTTTACCTCCTTTTGTGCATCTTTTTTGAACTTATTGAACTCTGTATCTGAGTGTACAAATAAATTAAATGGGTTATATGTATACTCTCTAAAACATATTTCTTCTGTTGGTTTAGTTTTGTAATCAGGATTTCTTGCGATATAATCTCTTGTAGCATTGTTTTGCTCATCTGTCCACTCTGCGATCATATCATCATGAATTTTTTGATTATCAATGATGAAGTGTTTAAGATTAACCTCTGGTAATTCTACATAATAAGTTTGATCTGTAGTTGAATTAGATAATTCTTTAAGTGAGTCAGTAAACATTTCATCTGTCTGTGCTTCAATCTCACCAGACTCTTCTCCACCTTGAATATTAGCAGTAGTATTAGACCCACCAGAGTTTGATGATTGTGTGACTTGCATATCTTGTTCTTCACCATCTTCACCACCATCTCCATCTTCTTCCATAGATGGTTCTTCAGAATTAGATTGACCTGATGTTGTATTGTTATCAAGTGAACCTTCTGACTCTGTATCTTGTTTCATTTGCTCTGCTTCTTGTCTTTGCTTTTCTGCTTCTGCTTTGCAGTATGCAAAGATTAACTTAGCAACTTCTAATACATCATCAAATGTTTCTGTCAATCCAGTGCGGTTCATTAAGAATGTCTCTTCATTATTGAAGAAAGGAATATCAACAAAGTTACCTACCTTATAGTATAGATTGATTCTGTCAGCAAGATTGAACTTAGTAAGGTCTTTGTTCTTTAATTGAAAGAAGTCGTCTTCTGATAGACTAGAGTAACCTCTGAAGAAAGTCTTAGATAATCCTGCATATCTTCTCTTCATTAATCTTTCAATACGTGCATCTTCTACGATATTTACGATTGATGCGGATATCTCATTATTAATCCACCACTCAATATCAGGTGTGTAAAGTGCATGTCCAACTTCGTGACATACTAATGTGTCATAAACTTCTTCTCCTGCTTTTTCCCAAGTAGGTAATGTAAGTACACGAGTCTGTACGTTGAATGATGCAGTATCAACTGATCTGTGTTCTACAATTAAATCTTCTGTGGCAAGTAATCTGGCAAGTTGTCCTTTAACGTCGTGTTTGATTTGCATGGTGGTTTTTTATCTGATATACCTAGTATACAACGAAACCCCACCGTTGGCAGGGTTAAGTAGACGCTTTATCAACTGTCTACGCCTTTCTCTTGCACTTCGTAGTGCTTGAGGTTTAAGTTTTCGTTTCTTCTCCTTTTTGGAGTGATGTTGCCAATTAGGTATTTTCATTGTTCTTAGGTAACAATCCAGTCTACCACAGATCGAATACTTTGATTATATTCCCACACTTTTTTTAACATTTCAGCATCAATTTGATGTGATTCCATCTGTTTAATTAAAGAATTGATGTCCTTTGGAAAACAAGTTCCACCAAATCCTCTATCATTATCTATACCAGGAACTTTTGTATGTGACTCTCCAATACGACTATCAGCAATAATTCCCTCTCTTACAGTATCATAATCCATACCAACTGCCTTACACATGTCATATATCTTATTAAAGTATGCTACTTTATAAGCAAGAAATGTGTTAGAAAAATACTTGATTGCTTCACTCTCATCTGATGTTGT